CATCCACTTACCGTACTGCTCCATCAAACCAGACGAAAACTCATCCTGGTGCTTTACTTTATTAATTGGATCTGGTTTCTTCATCGTTCAAAAGGGAAGTTCTTCTCGTATTATTTATAGATCTAATATTCTTTATCCACTCACGTAACATATTTCCATCGTCTGTAATTACAATGGCATAGTTACCACCTACTCTATGAATGTGTCCTTTGTCTCCTGTACGTGAAGACATAACAGCATCACCTTCTTTGAAGAATTCTGTGTGCCTCTGTTGTTGGCGCAGTGCTTCTTCTCTTAGTTTCTTAAAATCCTTCATTTAAAATTCTTAGGTAGCGCGTCCTTAATCTCTTGCATGAGAGCGCGACAATCACGATCATTTAATGCTCTAGGAATACCTTTTCTGAATGTGTCAAAGTCGTTAGCATGTGCTGCACGTCTCATCTTTGTTCCAGAAATGGCAAAGGTATCACCATCAGCGTCTCTGCTTCCAGAAGATTTTATTTCAATCTTCCTAAAAGAAAACTCAGTTCCGTTGTATTTATGAAGGAACTGCATAGCAGAAACCCTGTCAGATCCTACAAGAAATACAACCTCATTGTAACCTGCAAGCATAAGATCTTGCAAGATAGCTACAGGTTGCTTGGGACCAGAAAAGATCTTTCCTTTGTGTTCAGGAAACATCTTGTCCATGTAAAACTTCTTGCGATCTGGTGGCAATGGATTGCTACCTTTCTTATCCACAGTCTGCGAAATATAAATGCGATAGTCATGTGTACCTGCTGCTTTCTTTACGCCAGCAAAGTTCTCAGCATGTCCTGTCGTGGGAGGTTGGAACCTACCAAATGTGAAATAGCAAGTCTTACAATTTAACGCCATTGCTTCTGAAGAGTGAAGTTGTTATATGCAAACTCCAAGCGATTGACAAACTTGATCATGCTGCCATCTTTGTGTAGAACATATCCCTCAGGAGTTGTAACCTTGTATCCTTTTTCAGTTTGAACGTATGTTCTAAACTCTTCCAGGTGGTCCAGTTTATCTATAACCATTTGCTTAACTGCCTGTAGTTCCTTATACAGTGCAAGCATTGCTTTGAACTTATAGACATTCTCTACAACATAATTTTGACTACCATATACAAGGGTTCTTTTCTTAGTCAGGTTTGCAACTGTCTTGATCTTTGCAAGTTCCTTTTCCATCTTGTCGCCATAGAAATTAAGCATGTCATACATTGCTTCATCTACATTGCCAATGTTCCGAGCATTTTTAATCTCATTATTAAAGAACTGCTTCAGGTATGTTGCAATATGAAACTTCTTATCACCTGTAGTACCAGTAGCACCTACTAGTTCATCAAGGAAAGGACCACAAATCATACACATGCGTTCAATCTTAGAGACATAGTTATCAAACTTTCGCATTTCTTGTGTAGAAAATCCAACGCGATTCATTGGAGTATCATTCTTAATTACCAATGCATTAGTAGATCCATTTACATTAGCACCTGCACGAGCTTGCATGGTAGGAAGATCAGTTCCAGTGTAGTGTGTATGAAATACTACACCAATCTTTGCTCTACCTGCTGCTTTACCAATCGGGTGATCAACAGGAATACCATATGTAATAGTATTCGGTCTAAAGGTATAGAGTTGTTCGCCATTGATAGTTTCTCTTCTCAGTGTACTATCAGTGAACATCAAATCTCCCTGCACAACACCTTCAATACCCAATTCACCAAAATACTTCAGAGCAAACTTGAGTTTTTCAGCAAGGTCACCCTCATACCATTCATCAATCTGACTATCAACAAAACATAGTTTAGGAGCAGTCTTTGCAAAGACAGATTTAGTTCCAACAAAGAACATACCAGATGCAGGATCTGTACCACAGATAACAGATGGAGCACCATCCCATTTGGTTTGCATGAACCCAGCGTTCTCTTGGTGTCCAAGCATCTTTCTCAGTTCCTTAAGAAAACCAACAGCAGCTTTACATCCCTCAACTCCATAGTTGAGCATTTCATCCTCAAGATGTTCTAAGTGTTTTAGTTGAGTTACGTTTGCCATCAGGAGATCTTAATGTACGGTGCAGAATTATCAGAAGCGGATGTTGCATACAAATATATTCTGGTAGTTATCTCATCACGTTCTGCTGCTGATCCGCTCATCATTCTATCAACAACTTCAAGACCAATATACTTAGCAAATTTCCACTGAGGTCTCATGTCAGAAATTTGTTTCAAAGTGACAGTTTCATTGTCACCCATAACAGAACTCTTATTCTTATTAGCAAGTGTAAAAATCTTTCTGTCCAATGCACTACCCTTAGAAGCAACCGAGACTGCTGCAGCACTAGGGTATTGCTTCCATACCCCATTGCCGTCTCCGTAGACTGATTCCATGATGTAGTTCATGACTCCTCCACCTACTTTACCATGCTTTGCGGCAGATCCCATAACTTCACCCTGCCATGTCTTGCCTTCAGCATCTGTTGCTCTGAACTGAACGCTGACTCCTTGACCTTCCACGTAAACGTCCATAGATCCCATCAAAGTTTTTGATCCCACACGCACAAATGGTTTCTTAACTGTCAGTGATGCCCTAGTAAAATTATGTTCTGTAAGATTTGCTGTGGCAGTTGTTACTTTCTTTAGTGATACGCCAATCAATTTCTTTTGTTTGATTAGATCTTTCAACACCTTATTAATACCACCTTGAAATACCATTTCATTAGTAATCATAGTGGTATCAAAGCTATGATCACACATGTAGATATCAGCAGGTGTCCATTTGTTAATGTTAGAAAATGGTCTGCCATCAGCAGCATTTACTCTCTTGAAATGATTTTCTACTGTGTTAACAATAGAAGTTCCTCTATGAAATTTAAACTTGGTGTTTCTATACTTGGTTGCACCATATAATTTGTTTGCTGTTTTAATACTTGACTTCATCCAAGCAGGATCATTCATTATGAACTCATGTATTTTTTCTAGAGGTTCATCCGTCTCAACAGAACCAGATACTGCTTCTAAATCTTCTAGGGTTACAATATAATCAACATCAATATCTTTTCGTAGAGAATATCTGTATGCTGTCATCCAACATGCTGCTCCCTCAAACAGAGCAGTAGCATCAGCACCTCCACCAGATCCTTTATTGCTGCCAAATTGTGTAGTCTTTTTAATTTTGGTAAGAGTAATATCATTAGAAACATTTTTCTTTGCTTGTTTCTTAATTTCTTTTAGAACTTTCTTACCAGAATACTTTGCAGCAAAATTATTTTGATTTGTTTTGTCTGGAGAATCAAATGCTAGTTTACCATCAATCACCTTTTTCATGTCAGACAAAACAGCATCAGATGTCATGATGAGTGCTTTGCCACCACTCTCAACTTCTATTAGTTCTCTATTAACAATAGCATCATAGAGGACACGCAAACGAATGCCACCACCTGTTGGTGCATCCTTGCCATAATCCCCCATAGTCATTGCTGCCATAAGAAAAAACCTCCCGTCTAACTATTTAGAGGGAGGTTGCAGTCATTCTTCAGTTGGAGCTTGAGATGGAACAATGGGATCACGAGACCTGTTCTTGAGTACAATAAAAGCATCCTTATTATACTTACGGGTGCCTTTGACAGGTGCCCACTTGGTGCCAGCACCATCAATCTCATAGACTGAGGTGCCACCAATCTCAATATGGATGTCATCCATAGGTTGCCAACCCAAGGTTTGGATAGTTTGCCAGAGATCTTCTTCAGTGAATTTCATCGGTCGTTAGCAGCACGGTTTTCAGAGAAGTAGGAGTCAAAGGTTCCCTTAGGATAACGCTTAGACAACTTACGGATATTGGTATCAAGAACTTCTTCCATACTGATACCAAGAGACTGAGTTGCTTGAGCAACATACCACATGATGTCACCCAGTTCAATGATCAGGTGCTCCCTGTTGTCTTCGTTCCAAGGTTTGCCTTGGAAAACCATCTTCTTAATGATCTCAAGGAATTCACCACCTTCAGCATTGATCCCAACACCACTAGTAAGGAGACGCTCAATATTGGCACCCTCACGATCCAACTCGCCAATACGATCAGCGAAATCAACAAAGTTTGTTGAAGGTTCTGAAGTAACCTGGGAAACAAACTCTTCATACTTACTAAAATTAATCATACATTCCACTCAGCAAATTTAGATAAACGGTTTTGTGTTTCGGAAAATTGTTGGAAGTCCTCACCAGGATCTTCATC